TGCTAGAATAAAGCTATGAGAGTGATAATATGCCCTATATGCAAGAAAGAGATAGAGTCTAGATCCAATTTTGCACATATGACCCTAGTAAATCACTTAAAAACACATAAAAATGTGACTTAAATCACATATATGCTAGGATTAGGGTCTTATGGAGAAAATTTTAGCTATTTTTGGTATTTTGATCATAACGATTATGGCAATTTCTAGTTTTATAGACTATTAAAGTGTGATGTAAGTCACACTTTTTGATATAGTGTGATTTTGATCACTCATTTTTGATATTTTGCTCATCTTCAGCTATAAAAGATGGGGCGGGAGCTAAAACTTTTCCTTGTTCGTGCAAAAATGATAATCCTTTAGCATCAGCACCTAGCTTATCTGCAATAATTGCTAACATATCATAGTTACGCTGTTCATTAATGAATATTGCACCTAGTAACTCTTGGATATTTTCTAGAATTTCTCTTATATCGCCTAATATAGCCTGTTCGTTCTCAAATTCAGCCATTATAATCTCCTATTATCTCTCTGGTAATATAATCCCATTTATTGCCTTCCATTCCCGCCGAATTATTAATTATGAGATCTCCCTCTTCATTGGTTATTGTATATAGCCATTTTGCGGGCTTTAAAGGGCTCTTTGCGACGAGAATATCATCACAGCTAATCTCTATACTATAATTGTCCTCATCGTCGCTGTGAGACTCTATATAGGCTCTTTCAATATTAATTTTTGTCATATGTTAGTCCATTTTTTTGGGCTCACTCATTTGCGCCCTTATAAGAGTAATTAAATTATTATATAAGGTTAAGCCAGCGATATTTTTATAACCGCATGCGTAGCAGTGTAGCACGATATCTTCTTCTTCTAACTGATGGATCAGTGGAAAGACTGCTTCTTGATCTGTGTGCATAGGACAGGCGAGGAAGTCTACCTTCCCCGCCTGCGCTAATTGTAAATATTCTGAAAAGACTTGTATTCGCATTATGCGGTCACTATGTTTGCCTTGTTTAAAACAGAATTTACATATTGTGCAACTGTAGGGTTTCCACGAACTGGCTTGTTCCAGGTTGCCTTGTTTCTTGCACGAGATGGCAAAAGATGCGATGCGACTACTTTTTCCCAGTCCTGATACTTTTTGTAGTTATGTTCAAGTTCATGAACAATTCTAGCGTCTTGTACCCATTCTGGAGCGTCACAGGCATTCTTATAGCCCATGTAGTTATTCCATGTTGAAGGCATGTATTGGTATGCACCACATGCGCTGCTGGAATAAGACTTGCGATAATATGCACCAGATCCACCCGTTTCGTGGGATTTGATGGCATTTGCTAGTCTTGAGATTATTACCCGTTGGTCTACTCTTGTCGTTTTTAAATTTAGCTCATGGCTATAATCGGGCATTTGAAAAGTGTCTCTAGATGATAAATCATTGATTAAATAAAAAGTCTTGACTTTCCCTTTTTTCTTTAATATACTTTTATAATCTATATTAATTATATCTTTTATATTAACTAAATTATTATATTTATTAATATATATTATATTTTTATTATACACTACAATTTCCTTTAATTGTGCATGGGCAGGAGAAATATCTCCAAAAATAAGTGTGAGAATCATCACACTTATTGATACCCATACTGTCTTGATCCTTGCTTTGTTCTCATTATTCATTTTGAACCTCCTGGGGTTAAGAGTAGTAAATTCTAGTCTATCATGATATACTGACAATAACAAGTCGAAAAGAGTGTTATGAAGGTCTCATTTACGGGAGCTCCCGAAGCAATTGATCGTAGTTTAGGCTACGGAGAAGCGTCAACACATGTTATGAATACGTTTGAAAAACTTGGCGTTGAATGTTTAATTAAATCAAAAGAAGCAAATATTGGTATTTCATTTAACATGCCCTCTTACTATTTGTTTGGCAAAGATCAATATAAAATTGGTTATACACCATGGGAATCAACAGAATTATTGTTTGGCTGGCATCATGGATTAGAACATGTTGATGAACTTTGGACAACTTCCCCTTGGTGTGCAGATTTATTTTCTAAGCATACTAGCAAACCTATTTTTGTATATGAGCACGGTATTACTAATGACTGGGTACCCTTGAAGAAGGAATATAATAAATCCCGCCCATTTAGATTTCTACATGTTGGAGAACCAGCATCAAGAAAAGATGCTCAATTAGTTGTAAACACTTTTATAAATTTATTTGGAGATGATCCTAATTACGAGCTCATTTTAAAATGCAGTAGATTAAATACTACAAGAGTTAAAGATCCAGTAACTGGAGAATACGATGGTAGCCCAAGTACATTTTATAAAAACATTAGAATTATAGAAGAAGGCCTTACACCAGAGCAAATGATTGGACTTTACAATCTTTGTGATGTTTTTGTTTATCCATCATGGGGTGAAGGCTTTGGTTTTAACCCGCTTCAAGCAATGGCTACAGGTATGCCAACAATATGCACAGAAGGTTGGGCAACATATGCAAAATACATTACAATGCCATTAAATGCAATATGGTGGCAGTCACCTTGGCCAGAAACTCATCCTGGATTACTCATGAAGCCAGATGCACAACAAGTTAAACATTATATGAAAGATGTTGTTGAAAACTATGATAAATATTCTGATCTTGCATACAAGAATGCATTCTTAATTCATAAAGATTATAATTGGGAAAAAGTGTCTAAACCTGCAGTTGAGAGATTGCAAAAAATTCAAAAAAACCATTTTTAAACTGCCAGTGTGGTACACTAGGAGTCTATCTAAAAATCAAGGAGAAATTATAAGTGTCTAGAGTTATTGAAAACCCATATGAAAATTTTATTGCATTGTCACGTTATGCAAGATGGTTGGAATCTGAAAACCGTCGTGAAACATGGGGAGAGACTGTAGATCGTTATTTTGATTTTATGATTAAGCAATTAAAGACAAAGCATAACTATGTACCTAACGCAAAAGATGTTGCTGATTTAAGAAAAGCGGTATTTAATAGAAACGTTATGCCTTCTATGCGTTCTGTAATGACTTCAGGTCCCGCCCTAGAAAGAGAAAATGTTTCTGGTTATAACTGTGCATTTCTTCCTGTAGATAACGCAAAATCATTTGATGAAGCAATGTATATCCTTATGTGCGGTACTGGTGTTGGATTTTCAGTTGAATACAAGTACATTAACAAGATGCCTGCGCTTCCAGAGACATTAGAAAAGTCAAGCACAACAGTTATTGTTGGAGATTCAAAAGAAGGTTGGGCAAAAGCTTATCGTGAACTTATTTCATTGCTTTGGGCTGGACAAATTCCTCAAATTGATATTAGCAAAGTTCGCCCATCAGGTGCAAGACTAAAAACAATGGGTGGAAGATCATCTGGTCCGCAACCGCTAGTAAATCTTTTTGATTTTACAATTCAAGTTTTTAAAGGAGCTCTTGGTCGTCAACTTAAGCCAATTGAAGCTCACGATATTATGTGCAAGATTGGTGAAGTAGTAGTTGTTGGTGGAGTTCGCCGTTCTGCCATGATTTCACTTTCCAATATTAATGATATTGAAATGGCAGCAGCAAAGTCAGGTAATTGGTGGGAAAATAATTCTCAACGTGCTCTATCTAACAACTCTGTTGCATATTCACGCAAGCCAGAGATGGCTCAGTTTATAGCAGAATGGAAATCTTTATATGATTCAAAGTCGGGTGAGCGGGGAATATACAATGTGGCAGCAGCGCAAAAGCAAGCTGCCAAATATGGTCGTAGAGACCCTGAAATCCATTATGGTACCAATCCGTGTTCAGAGATTATCTTACGTCCTTATCAGTTTTGTAATCTTTCAGAAGTCGTACTACGTGAAGAGGATACGCCTACAACTGTTGCAGAAAAAGTACGCCTTGCTTCAATTCTTGGGACATGGCAATCAACGTTAACAGATTTTAAGTATATTCGTAAAATTTGGAAAGATAATACGGAAGAGGAACGCCTGCTAGGAGTTTCACTTACTGGACAATTTGGAAACAAGTTTTTTTCAGGTCAAGATGGTTTAAAAAAATTGGCAGATACTCTAGACAGACTTCGTGAGTATGCTGTTGAGACAAATATTGAAGAGGCAGGGAAAATTGGGATTCCCGCATCTGCTGCGGTGACTTGCGTGAAGCCATCGGGCACAGTATCCCAATTGGTCGGGGTTAGTTCAGGAATGCACCCGTGGCATTCTAAGCATTATATTAGAACGGTTCGTGGGGACAAGAAAGATCCACTTACAAACTTCTTAAAAGACTCAGGTATTCCATCTGAAGATGACTTTATGAAGCCACAAGATACAACAGTGTTTTCATTTCCAATAAAGGCCCCGTCATATGCAATTACTAGAGATAGATTAACCGCAATTGATCAACTTGAAATTTGGCTTACCTATCAGCGCCATTGGTGTGAGCATAAGCCTTCTATTACAGTGTCTGTAAAAGAAGATGAATGGATGGAAGTTGGAGCATGGGTTTATAAGCATTTTGATGAGGTATCTGGAATTTCATTTCTTCCATATTCAGACCATTCATACGTTCAAGCGCCATATCAGGAAGTTGATGAAGCAGCCTATAACGAATTAGTTGCTAAGATGCCTACATCTATTAATTGGGAAGCTTTATCCCTATATGAGCTAGAAGATACTACTACTGGAACCCAGGCCCTTGCGTGTGTAAGCGGGGAATGCGAGATTGTAGATATCAATCAATAAATAGGCTTTTATGCCTTAAAATGGTAAAATTGCAATAGCAAAATTTTATTATTTATGGGGTGCTTAATGGCAATCAAAGAAGTTAATTATGACATTATCCAAGGTGATACTTGGTCTGTTGATATTTATGTAAAGGATCCATCTGCAGTTTTAGTAGATTTTACTGGATATAACTTTATCATGGAAGTTAGAGATAAAGAAGGCGGAAATGTACTTTGTGCTACCGCCACATTAGGCAATGGAATAACATATAACGATACAACAAAGGTTGTTAGCGTTGAATTAACTCCAGCACAAACTAATAAATTTAATTTGCCAAAATCAAAATATCAAATTTTATCAATAGACGGAAGCCTAAGAAGAAAAACATTAGTTCAAGGGTGGTTCCAAGTAAAGGCTAACACCATACAATAATGACTGATAATGTATATGTAAATCAACAGAACAACGAAATAACTGTCATTGAAGAAAAAAATGAAGTTGTTTTATCGTCATCTGGATTTCAAGGTCCTACAGGCGTTCAAGGTGTTCAAGGTTTTGGATATGCACAGCTACAAGGCACACAGGGTGTGCAAGGTGTACAAGGTTTAATAGGAACACAAGGCACACAGGGTGTGCAAGGTGTACAAGGAAATCAAGGAACTCAAGGAGTACAAGGCACTCAGGGCACACAGGGTGTGCAAGGTGTGCAAGGCACACAGGGCGTACAGGGTACGCAAGGAATTCAAGGAACTCAAGGCACACAAGGCGTTCAGGGTACGCAGGGCGTTCAGGGTACGCAGGGAACAACTGGTACGCAAGGCTTAATAGGTTTACAAGGATTAGTTGGATCTCAAGGTACACAGGGTGTGCAAGGTACACAGGGTGTGCAGGGAGTTCAAGGATCACAAGGCACACAGGGTGTGCAAGGTGTACAAGGAACCCAAGGTACGCAAGGTATACAGGGTATACAGGGTGTCCAAGGCGTACAAGGTAGACAAGGTACACAGGGCACTCAAGGTGTGCAGGGTACAACAGGAATTCAAGGAACTCAAGGAGTATTGGGTTTAACTGGTGCACAAGGTACTCAAGGCATACAAAGTATGCAGGGAACGACAGGAATTCAAGGAACTCAAGGAGTAACTGGAGCAAGTGGAGTATCATCTAGTTATTTTGAATATAGAGTTGATGCAAATAGCACAACTAATGCACAGCCAGCAAATGGAGATATAAGATACAATAATGCTACTCAAATAAATTCTACTGCTTTATATATTAATCATTTAACAAGGCTTAGTATTGATATAGATATGTTCTTAGCATTATTAAAGGTAAATGATAATGTATTTATTCAAGATCAAAATGATTCTAACAATTATCAAAAATTTAGAGTAAGTGGAACTATTAATCCAGGAAATAATACCTATGTTCAAATTCCAGTAACATATGTAGAAGGTGGAGGAACTGGACTTACTGGTTTTCCTAATAATCACCAAGTAATTTTAGTTACTACCGCCGTAGGTATTCAGGGTATAACTGGTGCAACAGGATTACAAGGATCTGCAGGATATGTAGGGCAAGATGGTGCACAAGGTATTCAAGGTAAGCAGGGTGTTCAAGGACTTGCAGGATATATAGGTCAAGATGGTGTTCAAGGTATACAAGGTATTCAAGGCGGAAATGCTGGAATTACATCAGTATCCTCAGAGCTAAATATATCTGGCGGAGTACTTTCTATACAATCAACTCTTTTTAATAAAACTCTTCAATCACCAACAATTACTGGAAACTTAACTGTAAATAACACTGGTGATTTAACAGTTAGCTCTAGTGACCATATTGTCTTTACCCCAGGATCTGGAAAAAGCGTAAAATGGGGAACAGATATTGTTCAGATAAGAGTTCCCAATGTAACAGATGCTGAAATTGGTTACTTGCAAGATGTAACATCTAATATTCAAACACAATTAGATACCATACCTTCCTATACATATTCTTCAAATCCCCCCGCATCTCCAGTAGTTGGAGATAGATGGGTTGATTCAGATGATGGTGTATTATATACTTATGCATATGATGGAGATTCATCTGCGTGGGTAGAATTAAATGCAATAGGGTATGCGGGACTTCAAGGAATCTTAGGCCCACAAGGAATTACGGGTAGTAGTGGTATTCAAGGACTTCAGGGCTCTTTGGGCATACAAGGTATAAATGGTATTCAAGGAACAATAGGTTCTGCGGTATATGATTTAGATCAAGCAGTTATTTCAATGCAGGTATTTAGGTAGGAGGTAGAATATGCCAATTGATTTTCCAAATAGTCCAACGACTAATGATACATATTCCTTTGGTGGTAAAACATGGATATGGACAGGTGTATCATGGAAAGCCGTTATAACTAATCCTATACAAGGTTTGCAAGGTGTAACTGGTATACAAGGTATAAAGGGTTCTCAAGGAATTGTATCTTCTACTAGCGCCCCCGAATCTACAGAAACATTATGGATTGATACAACTTCAAATACTTTAGGTGTTCCGCCATCATCTTTAACAATTAATACTTCATCGCCATTATCAGGAGGCGGGGATCTAACAGGAAACCGTACTATATCATTAGATACTAGTACAGACCAAATAGTAATATCTACACAGGTGTTTAGCTAATGTCTAATCCAATTAATAAAAAGCAAGTAGGTCAAGTATCTAACTGGTTTCCATCAA